GGCATCAACTTCGTCGTGGTCGGCAAGGATTTGCAGGGCAACCACCTTACAGAAACGATTACCGGCGCTGATAACGGTTTGATTGTTCTAGGCTCAACCAAATTCTACAGCGTTGCGTCAGTCACCTCGTCTGCGGCCATTGACGGTAACGCCGAGGTTGGCGTGAATGGTTATGCTGAGTTCGATACCCCACAGCATGTGGCCCAATATTCGGCTGGTGATGATACCGGGGACACTTATACGGTTTCTGGATATGATCGTTATGGGTTTGAGGTTACCGACAGTATCACCGGGGTCAGTGGCGGGACATCTACCACGCAGGACCAGAATTTTGGTTGGGTAGACCGCATTTCATCCAGCACGGCCTCTGCCGGGGCTGTGGAGAGCGGAACGAACGGTAAATGTGAGAGTGGTTGGCACGTCCTGAATTATCGTGGGCCAGATTTCAACGTAGCTATCGGCTGCACGACAGGCGGGGCCACGTATGCGATGCAACATACATATACAAATGTGTTGGCAAGCGGCTTCGCTGAAAATGACGCTGTTGTGCTGACGCACCCATCATTGACGGGGGAAACGTCTACTCAGGATGGCAACTACACAAATCCACCTGTTGCCACCCGATTAGCTATCACCACTGCGGGGACCGGGCCAGTTACCGCCACGATCATTCATGCAGGGAGAAGCTAAATGGCGATTTCCAGTAATATCAGGGTCTCTTCGGAGGTTGATAATTACACGCTGGCCGAACTTCTTGATACTCTTGGTAGCCCCAAGAAGGTTAAAGATGTACTGAGCAATCTTGAGACGGCGTCGAAGAAAGCCGATAAGGCCACGAAGGCCCTGACCAAGGCTGAGAACACTCGCGATAACGCGGCTGACGCCGACAACCGCAAGCGGGAGAAAGAGATCAATGCCATCCACAAAGACAAAGAGGCTCTTGCGGCGGCGTGGGATAAACTTTCAGCGGACACCGCCGCACATAACGCCGCTAATCAAGCCGCCCGAAAGGACCTCAGACGGGATCAAGAAGCCTTCGCCGCTAAAGAGGCCGCACTAGCCAAACAGTCCGAGGCCCTTGAGAACACCCGTAAGCTGCTGGATCGCGAACAGGCGAACACCGAAGGTCTGGTGGCCGAGGCCCGTAAGGACGCAATGGTGGACCGTGCGGCGGCTGAGAAGGCCAAGGAAGACGCGAAACGCTTAAACACCGAGGCCAATTGTAAGATGGCCAATATGAGGAAGTTGGTAGCTTAAAATACCCATCGCCGGAGGCGTTAGCCGCACAAGCGAACCACCTATCGCCATATCAGTTATTGGCGTAAACAGCACTCAGACCCCATTGGCTGCTGGCGGTACGTTCCGAGGCACATCAGAGGACGTAGGTAGATGAGAAAAAACCGTGATTACGACAAGGAATATAAGACGTACCACAAGAAGCACCTGAAGGATAATAACGCCCGCCACCGGGCCAGATACAAAGCCGAGAAAGAAGGCAAGGTGCGCGTGGGCGACGGAAAGGAAATCGACCACCAAAACAACAACCCCCGTGACAATTCACCGAGCAATACCAAGATCATGTCACGCAAGGCCAACCGCAGCAGACCGAGAAGGAAAATCTGATGAGCGACGGAAAGAAATCACTGTTCGAGGGTGCCGACCTTGATGAGACAATGTTCAAAACCCGCTCCCACCCACCGTCAAAGCAAGAGCGTGACGCCGGGGAAAGCAGGGCGGATAAGGCTGTACTGCGTAGAGCCATGTTCGGCGGCGGGAAGGGTAAACGTGGTCAATCCGGTATGGGGCTTACCGATGCCGAAATGAGCGCGGCAACGTCGGGCCGCAGAGGAAAGAAGAGAAAGTAAATGGCCGCACCGACCACATCAGGAACCGTAGCGTTCAAACTGGATATCCTCCAGATTTGTGAGGAAGCCTATGAACGCGCCGGTGGGGAGATGCGGACGGGTTACGACCTGCGCTCCGCCCGGCGGAGCCTTGAGTTGTTGGGACTGGAGTGGGTCAATCGCGGCATCAACCTGTGGACGGTGACCGAGGGAACCCTTGACCTCGTCAGCGGCACCAAGACCTACACGCTGGCTGATGACTGCATCGATGTTCTGGATGCAGTGGTTCGCGACGGCACCGGTGCAACGCAGACCGATTACAACCTGACCCGGCTCTCCGTGTCCACCTACGCCCAGACCTCCAACAAGAACACCTCTTCACGGCCCACCAGCATGTACGTGGACCGGCAGAACCGCGCCACGGTGACGCTGTACCCGGAGCCGAACGACAGCGCCCAAGATTTTGTTTATTGGTACATCAGGCGCATCGAAGATATGGGGGCCAACACCAATAACAACGATATGCCCGAACGGGCAATACCTGCGTTGGTGGCCGGTCTGGCGTTCAATATCGCCCTCAAGCGACCCGAATTCGAGGCCCGTGTCCCGATCCTGAAGGGCCACTACGAAGAACAATACGAACTGATGGCGTCAGAGGATCGCTCCAAGGCGTCGCTGATCTTCTCGCCGCTACAAGACTTTATTGATGTGGACCTGACATGAGTAAGAACACCGCCGCTGGAAAACACGCTTTTGGCTTCTGTGACCGCTGCGGGTTCCGTTTTGATCTCTCCGCGCTTCAGTGGGAGTTCGAGGATAAGCGGAGGAACGGCCTTCGGGTGTGCAGCCCATGTCTTGATCCGGATCACCCACAGCTTCAGTTGGGCCGGTTCCGGATATACGATCCGCAGACGCTAGATAGCCCACGGCCCGATCTGTCACAGGCTGAGAGCCAAGGGCTGTTTGGTTGGGACCCGGTGGGCAACGTCGATACTTCAGCTACCGGCCACGTCGGGCAAGTCACAGTCACAACAACATAGGAGAGCGAGATGGCACAATCGAACTTTAAAGCGAAGAAGCGCCCCGGTAAGAAGAAAAAGGGTTACGCCGATGGCGGCATCATTAGTCGGATGAAACCAACCAACCAGACTTCCACCAAAATGACTGGTGGCGGCGCGGCGACAAGAGGAACCACAATTAAGGTCTGATCATGGTAGCGTACACCGATCTCATACAGTCCGTTCAGGACTACACCGGCAACACGGAGGCCACCTTCGTGGCTGAACTGCCGAATATGGTCAAACAAGCCGAGGACCGTATTCAGCACCTTGTTCAGTTGCCGATGTTCCGAAAAACGTCGTCAGGGTCCCTGTCTGCGTCTAATCGGTTTTTGTCCACGCCGACTGACTTCGTATCGGTGTTCTCGCTTGCCGTCTTGGATGGATCGTCCAATTACACGTTCCTGCTCAATAAGGACGTGGATTTCATTCGCGAGGCGTTTGGTTTGACCGCCACCTCAACCCTGCCGAGGTTCTACGCGCTGTGGGATGAGGATAGCATCCTCGTCGCACCGACGCCCGATGCCGCGTATACGGTGCAACTGAACTACTTCCACAAGCCCACCAGCATCGTCACCGACGAGAATACGTGGTTGGGTGATGAGGCCCCTGCGGCGATGCTGTATGGGACGCTGGTCGAGGCGTACATCTTCATGAAGGGCGAACAAGACCTTATCACTGTTTACGACACCCGCTTTAAAGAGGCGCTGGTGAAACTCAAGGAGTTGGGGGACGGCAAGAACCGTATGGATAATTACAGATCAGGGCAAGTTAGGGTTCCGGTTTCATAATGTTTGACATAGGCACAGGCGAAGTAGGCAACGTAATGGTTCACACGACGCAGAACCGTGGGCATTCTGCCGAGGAACTAACGGAAATGGCACTGGCGAAGGTGCTTTATGTAAGCGATCAGATGCCTGATGTCATTCAGGCACAAGCACAGGCTTACAAAGACGGTCTCCGTGATGTATTGTTGTTCTATATTCGCCAAGCAATGTTGAGCGAACGAGTGACCATAAGGGCCGAATTGGCGGCTGAAATGAAGGAGACGGGCTAGATGGCTATCACACAGGCAATGTGTACCAGTTTCAAACAAGAAATTCTTGTTGGTACACACAATTTTACGGCCACCACAGGCCACACCATGAAGGCCGCGCTATACACCAGTTCGGCCACCCTGAGTGCGGCCACAACGGCGTATGCGACGACCAACGAGGCGTCCGGGACCGGCTACACGGCTGCTGGCGCGGCGTTGACGAATGTGACACCGACGACCTCCAGCACCACGGCGCTGACGGATTTTGCCGATGTAACGTGGTCTACGTCCACTATCACGGCGAGGGGCGCGTTGATCCACAATACCAGCGCCTCGAACAAGGCGGTGGTGGTGCTGGACTTCGGTGCGAATAAGTCATCCACGGCGGGGAACTTCACTATTCAGTTCCCGGCGGCGGATGCCAGTAACGCGATTATCAGGATCGCTTAGAGAGGACGCTATGATATGGCATGGGGTTCAGACACATGGGGATATCTCACTTGGGGCGGTGAACACACTATCAATGCCGTCACTGGTGAGGCCGGGGCATCCGCTGTCGGCACCGCTATTGGGCGCGGTGGCCTTGTTGCCAGTGTCACCGGCTTGGCCGGGACATCCGCTGTCGGCAATGAAGCCGTCGTTACTGATCAAATCCTTACGGTCACCGGCTTGGCCGGGACATCCGCTGTCGGCACCGCTATTGGGCGCGGCGGCGTCATTGTCAGCGTTACCGGGTTGTCGGCTACAGGAGCCACAGGTGATGAGAGTGTCTGGGCGGAGATTGATGGCTTTAACACCCCCAGTTGGGCGGAAGTCTCGACCACACAAACGCCCGGTTGGGCAGAAATCACGACGTAGGAGCGCATAATGGCAAGCACAGCATCAGACCTTATTAAATTCGAGAAGATGGCCACCGGCGAGAAGTCTGGTACTTGGGGAACCCTCGCCAATGTCGCGATGTCGCGCATCGAAGAGGCCGTCGCCGGGTATCGCCAAGTCACTCTGGCGGGGGTCACCTACGTGCTGGACGACACGCAGTATTTAGAGAACTCCACCACCACCTCTGAGAGCCATCTGAAGATCATCGACACCACAGGAACGCCGGGCGCATCCAGAGAGATCACCGCGCCGCAGCGGACGTGGGAGAAAATCTTCTGGAACCAAGTCACCACCTATGACATGACCGTCGCCATGGCCTCCGGTAACGGGGTCACGATCACCAACGGCTACATGGCGCATCTGATCTCCGATGGCACCAACGTCGAGTTCTCGTCGCCCCTGACCACCGCAGCCGGGGTAGTTGCCCCAGCGGCGCTGCCAGCGGCCTCTGCAACGGCGGTGGGCGGTGTGGAACTAGCCACTGACGCCGAGACCAACAGCGGCACAGACACCGGCAGGGCCATCACACCGGCCAACCTGACGGCGTGGACCGGCGGCGGTATAGCAAATGTCGTAGACGATTCTACGCCTCAGTTAGGTGGATTTTTAGATGCTAATAGCAGGTTCGTTAGCTTGTCACAAGGAGCTAACATTGCTTCTGTAGCTGGTGATACAAACATCTGGACGAATTTTGATGGCAACACAATCCATATAACAGGTACTAATGCTATCACTGACTTCGGTACTCCGAAGAGTGCTGGTGATTCTATGTGGGTAGTCTTTGATGCTGCTGCATCTATCGTCGATAGTGCCACGGTCACTGTAGCTGGTAATACCAACTATCAGGCGGCGGCAAACGACCTTGCGCTAGTCTATGCCTTAACGACCAGCACCTTCTTGTTTATGCCATTCCCAAATAGCGGTGCAGCGGTGGTTACAGCAGATAACAGTGTGACTTCTGCAAAGATAGTCGATGGCACTATCGTTGCGGCTGATCTTGCAGACAATGCTATTACGCTTGCCAAGATGGCCCACGGGACAGACGGTAATTTAATCACCTATGATGCCTCTGGCGCACCTGCCGCAGTGGCAACTGGTAACTCAGGTCAGATTTTAACCTCTGGCGGTGCTGGTGTGGCTCCTACGTTTGCCGCTGCTGCTG